CGAAGCCGGAGTCCAAGAAAGCGCCAGAGCCGAAAGACCCGAAGCCGCCTTCCCCGCCGAAGGCCGCCTAGTCCTATCGGAGCATTTGCCGGCTGACGCCTTTGTGCGTCTCACGGTGCCGGAGTCGGAAACCTTCCTGCCGTGTAACCCGTCGATCGCCAAGGACGGCAATGGTGGACTAAGTTGCTTAGTCCGCACCGTGAACTATGAACTCGGCGAGGAAGACGGCATCTGGTTCCGTGGCGACCCTGCGCCCAATACGCGCAACTACCTCATCACGCTGGGTCAAAATTTGAGCCAGCAGTCGGTGGAGTGGGTCAACGATTTGATGGTGCGCAACACTCGAGTGCCGGCCAGAGACGGCCTTGAGGATGGGCGGCTATTTTGGTGGCGAGACGGCTGGTGGTTTATCGCAACCGCCTTGCACCACGGCCCCCGGGTGCGCGGCACGATGGCGCTGTGCAATCTAGATAAGACCACGGTGACGGGGCTAGAGTTTTTGCACAGCCCGCACGGTCGTGAGATGGAAAAGAACTGGATGCCGCTCGTGGAGGGCGATCAGTTGTCGATGGTGTATATGCACCACCCCGCCGAGTCCTACGAAATTTCTCCCGTTAAGCGCAGGATATGGCTCGGCGGCTACCCGCCGCTCATCGGCTGGTCGGGCGGCTCGCAGTTAATCCCGCACGGCGGCGCGTACCTTGGCGTTGTCCACCAGCGCCGCAAGCACAGGAATCAGGTCTATTACGCGCACAAGTTGGTGCAGTACAACGGGAACCTTGAGCCGTTTGCCGCTGGCCGTGAGTTCTACTTCCGTGGCGAGCAGATTGAGTTTTGCTCTGGAATTGTGCGGCACTTAGGCAAGTGCATCCTGTCGTTTGGAGTCAAAGATCGGGAGGCTTGGCTAGTTTCTTTATCCGCGAGCCAGCTTGCCGACCTCCTCAAGTGACAATAGATAGACCCCCTTTTTCGGCACGGGTGCCGGTTTTATGTATCAGAAAGAAGGTTCTCTCATAGAGCAGACCGAGGCGGCGATCGGCGCCATTGAGCCGATGTCGGACGAAGACCTCGAGTCGTTGGTTGGCACGGAGCTAACCGACGCGACGTCGTTCGTTGACGCAGAGTTGTCCCCGGTTCGCGCTCGCGCCATCCAATACTACCGTGGCGAGCCGTTTGGCAACGAGGAAGAGGGGCGCTCGCAGGTTGTCTCGACCGACGTGCGCGACACCATCGCCGGCATCATGCCGTCGCTCATGCGTGTCTTCTTTGGCTCACGCAAGATCGTGCAGTTCACGCCGCGCAATGTCGAGGACATTCAAAGCGCAGAGCAGGCGACAGATTACGTCAATTACATCTTCAACAATGACAACAACGGCTTCCTAATCCTGCACTCCGCGTTCAAGGACGCGCTGCGCGGTGCGCTCGGCGTTGCCAAGTACGTTTGGGAAGAAAAGGTTGAGGTCAAGACCGAGTATTACACCGGCCTTGATGAGTCGTCTTTAACGCTATTGCTTGGCGAGCAAGACGTCGTGGGCAGCGCGATTGAGGCGATGGACGATCCGTCGTTTAAGCCGCCCGTTGACCCGCAGACGCAGCAGCCGTTGCCGTTTGATCCGCAGACGGGGCAGCCGTTCCAGGCGCCGAAGATTTATAACGTCGAATTGAAGCGCGAGTACAAAGACGGTCGCGTGAGGGTTGAGGCGATTCCACCGGAAGAGTTTTTGGTTGACCGCCGTGCGCGCTCCGTTGAGGATGCGACGCTGGTGGCGCACCGACGCATGATGCGCGTCTCTGAACTTGTGGCCTTGGGGTACGACGAAGAAGAGGTGAGCGCGCAGATGGGTGTCTACGAACTAGACACCAACGACGAGTATTTAGCGCGCAACCCGTATGCTCAGTCCTATGGCCCCGGTGGCACGCAAGACGACAAGCGAGTTCTTTATTGCGAAGCGTATGTGCGAGTGGATTACGACAAGGACGGCATTTCTGAACTGCGCAAAATATGCACGATCGGCCCTGGCTACAAGATGGTGATGAACGAACCGTGCTCGCACGCGCCGTTCGCACTCTTCTGCCCCGACCCAGAGCCGCACGCGCTGATCGGCATGTCGATCTTTGACATGACCGCAGACTTGCAGCGCATCAAGTCAGCGATCATGCGCAACATGATGGACTCGCTTACGCTTGCCGTGCATCCCCGCGTCGGCGTAGTCGAGGGTCAAGCCAACATGGACGACGTGCTTAACACCGAGGTCGGTGGCATCATTCGTATGCGCCAGCCAGGTGCCGTGCAGCCGTTCAATGTACCGTTTACCGGGCAGGCCGCATTCCCGATGCTGGAGTACCTTGACAGCGTGCGTGAGAACCGCACCGGCATGTCGAAGGCAGCGATGGGTTTGGATGCTGGCGCCTTGCAGAGCACCACACGCGCGGCGGTCGCCGCGACCGTTACGGCTGCGCAGCAGCATCTTGAGCTGATCGCCCGGATTTTCGCTGAAACCGGGATGCGCGCCCTGTTCAAGGGCATTCTCAAGCTGGTCGTAGAAAATCAAGACCGCCCGCGTGTGGTGCGCCTCCGTAATAACTGGGTGCCGATTGACCCGCGCTCGTGGCAGTCGGATATGGACGTTGAGGTGGACGTTGCGTTGGGTGGTGGCACCGAAGAGCAGAAGCTTGGCGTGCTCACCACGATCTCGCAGAAGCAAGAGCAGATCATGCAGCAGATGGGGCCGCAGAATCCGCTCGTTACGCCCTCGCAATATCGCAACACGCTTATCAAGATTGCAGAGTTGTCTGGCTTCAAGAACGGCGCCGACTTCTTCCAAGACCCGGCGCAGGTGCCGCCTCCCCCGCCGCCTCCCCCGCCGCCGCCTGATCCGGCGCAGATTCTCGCGGAAGTCGAGAAGCAGAAGATCATGGCTGACATCCAGAACAAGCAGGCAGAACTCGAACTCAAGCGGCAGTCGATGCTGCTCGAGGATGACCGCGCACGCGACAAGCAAGAAGCGGACATCATGTTGCGTGCTTATGAGATTCAGTTGAAGAGCGGCACTGCGATCGACACGGCCATGCTGACGGCGATGATGGAGCGTCCGCGTACTGCGACGCCTTCAGTGCAGCGCCCTGCGTTGCCTGAGATCGTGCCGTTCAACCCGCAGCAGCAGATGCCGCCGCAGCAGCCTCCGATGCCTCCGCAGGGCACACCGATGCTGCCGCAAGGTGGCCCAATGCCTCCGCAGGGTGCACCGCCACAGATGCCGCCACAGGCGCCACCGATGGGTTAGGCCATGAAGGAACTTAACCCATTCGCAGCGCCTAACCCGAACACGGCACCGCCGACGTATTCGAGCCAGCAGATTAATCAGACGAATAACCAAAACCGTCTGTATTTTACGCAGCTTGATAACGTGAACCGAGAGATAATCCCTACGGTTCATAGCTTAAACGTATTGCATTGGTTGGGGCCACCATAATGGCTAACTTTCAAGACATCATTGGTCTAAGGCTTGGGCGTGGACAGTTAAGCGCGTCATACGCGACGATTTACACTTGCCCCACCGATCGGCGTGCGTATATCAAAGACATCAATCTTTGCAATACGCACTCTAGTAAGCACCACGCTTATGTGGCGATTGTGCCGTCTGGACAGACAGCCGGCATCGCTTATGAGATTCTGAGCAACTATGAAATTGACGCTTATGACACTTATCGGTGGACAGGCACTCAGATTTTGAACGCTGGCGATACCATTCAGGTAAAAGCCAGTACCGCTAATTACATCACTATCTATGTGAGCGGCGCGGAGGCCGTTTGATATGAGCAAGTTAAACCGTTCAATTTTTAAGAAAAAGAAGAGGCGCGAACCAGAGCTTGAGGCGCTTCAATTTCAGGGCGACCCGTTCGCCGCTGTCCAAGGCGGCTACGGTCGGGCGCGCGGTGGTGGCGGCTACAATCCGTTTGCCATAGGTGGCGGTGGTGGCGGCTTCAACCCCTTCATGCAAGGCGGTGGAGGCGGCTTTAACCCCTTCGCGCAAGGCGGTGGCATGCGCGGCTTCAGCGATCCATTCGGCGCTGGCGGCGGCACGCTTAACCCCTTCGGCGGTGGCATGGGTGGTGGCGGCACGTCTTTCAGTGGCGTGCCGATGGGCGGCTTCTACGGCTACGATCAGTCAGCCGATCCGAACGTCTCGCTCGGCCAGTACCTTGGGCAGCAATACTACGGTGGTGGCGCCTTTAACCCGTTTGATCCGTTTGGTATGGGCAGAGGCCCGAGCTACGGCGGTGGAATGGGTGGCGGCTTTGATAACTTTGGCGGTGGCGGTCAAATGCCGCAACCGATGCCGGAACCGCAACCGATGCCACAGCCACAGCCGATGCCACAGCCCGGCCCCAACCCGAGCTTTGACATGGGCACGCCGCAGCCGTTGCCGCAACCTGTACCGCAGCAGCAAGTCGCTCCGCAGCCGATGCCACAACCGATGCCGATGCCGGAGCCGATGCCGCAGCCAATGCCGCAGCCGCAGCCGATGCCAATGCCAATGCCGATGGCGAGCGCCGCACCGGCTCCAATGATGGCGCAGCCTGACTTTCGGATGCCGCCGCAGTTGATGCAGGAAAATGTCCAAGTCATGCCGCAGGCTGCTCCTGAGCAGCAGTTCCAGATGCCGGCTGGCTTCCCGATGATGCCGCCGCCTCCGATGGCTGCTGCGCCCCAGTCTCCGCCTCCGTTGCCGCCGGATATTTCGGCTGCACCGATGGACTTTGAGATGGCTACTGGCGGTGGGCTTGGTGGCCTTGGTGATTTACGTCGTAGATTTCAGTTGAAATAATCATGGCAAAAAACACATATATGGCGAAGTCAACGGTAAACGCAGCGGGCAACTATACGAAGCCCACTCTGCGTAAAAACCTTTTTAACAAGATCAAGGCCGCAAAGGTGCAGGGCACTGGTGCGGGAAAATGGTCGGCGAGAAAGGCGCAGCTTCTTGCAAAACAATACAAGGCGGCGGGTGGTGGTTACAGAGACTAGCTATGAAAGACCCGCAAAAGTCCTTAAAAGATTGGACTGCCCAAAAGTGGCGCACAAAGTCTGGCAAGCCATCTAGCAAAACGGGAGAGCGTTATCTGCCGGAGGCTGGAATCCTTGCGCTATCTGCGGAAGAGTACGCCGCCACGACTCGCGCCAAGCGCAAGGGCAAGGCGCAGGGTAAGCAGTTTGTAAAGCAGCCCAAGGCGATTGCAAAAAAAATGGCGATGTATCGATGAAGACCCCAGCATGGCAGCGCGCTGAAGGGAAGTCCAAGAAGGGCGGCCTCAATGCAAAAGGCCGTGCGTCGTACAAGTCGCAGACCGGCGGCACGTTGAAGGCGCCCGTGAAGGGTGCGCCAAAGACGCCAGAGCAGATGCGTCGCAAAGGTTCGTTCCTGACGCGCATGGGGTCTATGCCGGGACTTTTGATGGATGACGGTAAAAAGACGCGCCTCAAGTTAAGTCTCGAGGCGTGGGGGCATCGTGGGGACAAGTCGAGCGCGGTCGCCAAAGGGCGGCGGTTGCTTGAGCAGTATAGGAAGAGGAAGGATGGCTGAACGTCGCATGCCGCGTGGCTTACTTGACCCAGAGTCAGAGGCTATTGCCGAGGCTTACGAGGCACGCCCTGCCGTGCGCCGTCAACTGCGCGGGCTGCTGGATGTAATGCAGCGCGCCTTTTCATTAGACCCGCAAAAGCAGACGGCGGGCGATACGGCGCTGGATGTTGCCGGTGGCTTTGTGCCGGGCGTCTCGCAGGCAATGGCTCTGCGTGATATTGAACGCGCAAGGCGCGCTGGCGACCCTGCTGGCATGGCGATGGCGGCGACGGAGTTTGTGCCGTTTGGGCGTATTGGCGGCGCACTACGACGTGATATTTTTATTGGAAAAAACGCAAAGACTTGGGATGCTGGTGCGGCAAAGCGCGCAGAGGAAATGGAGGCCGCTGGGATTGAGCCAGAAATTATTTGGCGCGAAACTGGAACATTCCGCAGTCCAGACGGGCAGTTGCGCCAAGAAATACCTGATGAAATGGCGTTCAAGCCGAAATACGGGTTGGAAGGTGGCGAATCCACGGCTTGGGACGTAAATGAAGCTATATTCCACCCAGCCATGCGGAAAGCCTATCCAGATATTATGGAAGAAACGCTGACGGCTGTGCGTTATAGGCCAGATGCTCCTGAATCTGGATTTTACTCGCCTCGCTTACCAGCAGAAGGCGGCTATGTTGGTCGTGAACCAGAAATTATGGTGTCAGGTAAAAACCGAGACGAAATGAAATCCGTAATGGCACATGAACTCCAACACGCCGTGCAGGCAAAAGAAGGATTTAGCCGAGGCGGCAATCCTGATCAGTTTCAGATCATGTCCAAAGTGGAACGCGAAGAATCAATCGGGCGATTACGCAACAAAATTGCAGAAATGGCCGCTAAACGCCACAAAGACGGCGAATTTATATTGAGCGGCATGGAGCGAGGAAAGTCAGAAACCTTTGCCGACCCAGAAATTCGGGACATGATGTACACATTAAAGCGACTGGAAACGATGGCAGACCCGCGGGAACAATACAAACGCCTTGCAGGAGAGGCAGAAGCACGCGCCACGCAAGCCCGACGCGGTATGACAATGGAGCAAAGACGCGCCAAATTCCCACTTCAATCGTATGATGTCCCGATAGGCGAATTGATTAAATAATGGTGATTTATGCCCAGCAAATCCCCCAAACAAGCCCGCCTCATGGCCGCCGCTGCTCACGACTCATAGTTCGCAGAGCGCGTTGGCATCCCCATGAAAGTCGCCAAGGAGTTCAACAAGGCCGACAAGGGCGGCGCTTGCTAGAGCGATACAGGAATCGCAAAGATGGCTGAGAAAAAGAAGCGCGGCCTATTATTTGACGACGCTCGAGAGGCGGCAGGTGGGTTTTTCTCGCTTAACCCTCAAGAAAACGTGTCAACGGGGCAGCAAGCAGCAGAATTGGCGCTTGGATTCGTTCCCGGTGTCGGTCAGGCGCTTGCTTTGCGCGATATTGAGCGCGCACGTCGCTCTGGCGACAAGGCTGCCATGGCGATGGCTGCGGCTAGTTTGTTGCCGGGTGGTAAATTTCTCCCAGAAGCAGGTGCATTGCGACGCGACATCTTTATCGGGCCGAAATCTAAGTCTTGGAATCAAAAAGCCGCTGATAAAGCCGTTGAGCTTGAGAAGAAAGGCGCAAGACCAGAGGAAATCTGGCAGCGCACGGGAACATTTCGTGGCCCAGATGACAAACTGCGTCAAGAAATCAGCGATCAAAACATGCGGCTGATTAACGAGTTTGGATACAAGCCGCGCAGCTTTTTTGACAAGCTCACGGGTAAGAAAGAGGCTGGCGAGCAATTTGGTCGCTTCAAGGAGCTGATCGAAAACAAGCCGCTTACTGAGTCTTACCCAGAAATTGCTGAATATCAAAATCAGATTAGAAAACTAAACAAGAACCAGCCGGAAAACATCCAGAAGTTTATTGGGCAGTTCAGCCCAGCCGCCAAGAGCGTGTTTGCGCAGCGCCAAACGCCGGAAGGTGCGCTTGATACGTTGACGCATGAATACCAGCACGCCGTGCAGCGGATCGAAGGATTCCCTGGCGGCTCTAATCTTGAGGCCATGGTCAAGCGCGGCGCTCGCACCAAAAATGAGGCGATGAAAATGTATCGCGCCGACCCGGGTGAGATGGAAGCGCGTGCAGCGGCCTTGAGACGGAAGTTGTCAGAAAAGGAAAGACGGGCTAGATTCCCGCTTGACGATTACACTCTTTGATTTTGGAGAGACAGATGCCCAGCAAGTCCACCAAGCAAGCTCGACTCATGGCTGCCGCCGCTCACGACCCAGAGTTCGCCAAGCGCGTCGGCGTGCCAATGAAGGTAGCCAAAGAATTTAACAAGGCCGACAAGGGTGGAAAGCTCTTGAAGAAAGCGATGGGCAAAAAGTCCATGCGCTACGCGAAGGGTAAGCCGAAAGGCGGCCTTTTCGCTTGAGCGAACGCAACCCCTACATTGACGCCCGCAAGGGGCAAGACGCCAAAGACCTCCTCGAGAACCCGATTCTCGTGGAGGCTTTTGCCGTCTTGGAGGGCGAGTACCTCAAGGCGTG